TTGGTCTTTATGGACAAACAAAGCCGCATTCCCCTGAGGATAACATTGAGATTCATAGCTGGGTATTTGAGCCTGAGGACATTGATTTAGAAAAATATCCAATAATTAACCGTTTTAACCTCATGCCCCTTGTTTCTGAAAACGAAATGGAATGGGTAATCATTAATAATTAAAAACCAATTTAAAACAACCAATTATGGACACTTTACCAACAACACTTACAGACAACGCATTGACCAGGTATTACGAACTTCGCATTAAATACCTTGAAGGCGAAAAAGAACGCTTGCAGAATGAAGCAAGATTTGATTACCTCATTACTTTGGATTTTTGGATTTACGCGCAACGAATGATTGAAAGTTATGTAATATTTCACAAGGAAGCACCACATGAATATTATCATGATGTGCTTAAAACAATATTGAAAAATTTAGAATCGCACAACGAAAAGGCTGAGGATACCTCAATAAATCGCTTAAGACTTGAGGTTATAACCAGATGCAATGAAGCAATTGCAAAATGCGAACAAATCACAGCAGCAAGATGAAAATACAAGACTTTGCGTTAAACGCCTCATTAACCGTTTGCCCTTCTCACATTGTTGAGCCTGATCACCTGAAAAAATGGTGGAGACAAAAAGGGGTTGGCGAACTTGAAAAATGGTTTGTCTCAGGAAACTCCATTCACTACAATGATGAAATAGACTGGAAAAAAATAAGCAACCATAAAAAACAAATGTGGTACGATTCTCAAAACTTTCAAATTCAAGCAGGAAATGAATATTCTAAAAGGCAAGGTTAAATACACGGCAGGCAAAGTTTTTGAAGGGCAATACGGGCCCTCAATCAACGCCGCCATTACATTGGATAATGGCACGGATATCCGCGTTTACGGGAAACCAGATGATAACAAGTTGATGGCTTTGAAGAAAGACGATGTCGTTACGATTATACACGACGGGAAATCTTACAAGGTGGCTTTTGATATGCTTACCGCAAACGAAATACCCGAAAAGGTACAAACACCCACGGAACAAACGAACGTGCAGCAGGCGGCAAATGTAGCCCCTAAAACGAACGGGAAATTAACTGCGGAAGAAATAAGTGAAAAGGCTACTTTCATGACAGGTATTTACGCCGACATATTTCACCAGTTGCAAGCCTCAGGACTTGAGCCAGCGCAAGCCCAGCCAGCAGCCGCGACAATATTTATACAGATAGGAAAATTCTTTTAATCTCATATTGGTATGTTTGCCCCAGCCTGAAAAATGGCTGGGGATTTACCGATACAAAAACAAAGTAAAATGGAAAAACAAGAAGAAAAGGAATTAAATAACACTTTCCCAAAAGTTGTTGATGTTTATATTACAATGAAAAACGGTGATGAGGTACGCGTTTTTAAAAAGGCAGACGACGTACAAATGGAAAGCCAAGAACAAAAAGAAACGTCAATAGAATACTTTTACGATAAGGTTCTGATTGCCTCAGAGTTTTACGAAAGTGAATACAAAGCCATTGTCGATGCTTTGAATGAGGCTAAAAAAATGTATGCTGAGGAAATCATAAAAGCCTACAACAATGGCTGGGATGAGGCAGCTTTAATGTACCACAACTTTTAACAAATAACCATGCTACTACCAAAACCATATATCTCAGTCAGCCAAATAAACCTTTGGTACAGTGACCGCCAAAAGTATATCAACCGATATTTCCTTAACCTTCCCGAAGAGCCTTCTATTTACATGAATTTCGGAAAACAATTTGCCGAAGATACCGAGGCGTATATCAAAGATGGAATCATTATGGACACCTTTCCAGATTTTTACATTGAGAAAATACGCCCCATGAAAGGGCTTGAGGCTGAGAAGGAAATAAGCCTGAGTATTAACGATATTCAAGTCAAAGGTTTCATTGACGCGTGGGACGTTCATAATAACAGGGTAATTGACTTTAAAACATCAGGAAAGCCTTGGACAATGGACACGCTGAAAACAAGCCTTCAAATGAAAGTTTATTCCCTTGCAATGTTTGTCAACGGTGACCAGATCCCTGAGTGTCAAATAAACTGGTTGGGAACAAGGAGAATGAAAAACGGTTTGATTTTTACAGGTGAAAGTTTTGAATTAAACCATACCTTTGAGATGGACGAACTTTTAAAAGCGATTGTATTAATTGAGCAGACTTGCAAAGAGATAAGCGAATGTTATACAAGTTTCATAAATAAATATTAATGAAAGAAGCAATTCGACACAACGAAAACAAAATACGTTACGACCTTTGCCCAGCTATTGCGCAAAGGGAATATGCGAAGGTTTGGACTCAGGGACTTAAAAAATATCCTGAACGAAATTGGGAAAAAGGTTTTTCCTTCTCCGTGGTTATCGCTTCCGCTATGCGTCACCTTGAAGCCATGCGACTTGGTGAAATGATTGACGAAGAAAGTGGACTTTTACACTCCGCGCATTTAATGGCAAATGCCGCAATGTTGACAGAGTTTTATTTTACTCACCCTAAATTAAATGATTTAAAGAAATGAGCAAACAAACGGCGGTTGAATGGTTAATTGAGGAAATGCATAAAAATATAGTATGGATTCCTGTACCTATGCAAGAAAAAGCCAAAGAAATGGAAAAGGAGCAAAGTCAAAATTATGCCATATTTGCTATAAGATGCGACAGGACTGAAATGAGAATATTGGAATTTAATGATTATATAAAACTTGAAGAAAACATAGAAAAATGAGCAAACAAACGGCGGTTGAATGGGTAATTGAGCAATATATTAATAAAAATCGTGGAATTGAAGTATTTATGAAAGCGATACAAATGGAAAAGGAGCAAATAATAGAGGCTCATTTACATGGTATGGATTTTATCCCTGTTGACCCAAATTATAAAGGAGATGCAGAAAATTATTACAACGAAACTTATAAAAAAGAAGAAAAATGATTTTAACAGACAAAACTATTATTGACGAAATCGCCTTAAAAAACATCGTCATTGAGCCATTAATCGAGGCAAACATTGGTACAAATAGTGTTGATTTAACGCTATCTAAAACTTTGTTGCTCTATACCGACCAGGTGTTGGATACAAGGAATAAAAACGATTATGCAGAAATTACTATTCCCGATGAAGGCATGATTTTGCAGCCGGGCATTTTATACCTTGCATCAACTGTCGAATATACGGAGACACTTCGCCATGTTCCAATTATTCAAGGAAAGTCATCATTAGGAAGACTTGGTTTATTTGTCCACATAACCGCAGGATTCGGTGATGTGAACTTTAAAGGACATTGGACTTTGGAACTTGCTTGCATTCAACCAGTAAAGATATACCCTGGCATGAAGATAGCCCAAATCTGCTACCATGACATTTCAGAAATGCCATACACCGATTATGCCTCTAAAGCCGATGCAAAGTATAAAAATCAGGGAAGTGATCCAGTTGCCTCAAAGAACTATTTAAACAAATAGCCATGACGGAAGAAGAAAGGGAAAAGCAAAGGAAATACGACCGCGATTATTACCGAAACATGCTTCCTTTTGTAAAGGAGAAAAGAAAAGAAGATGCAAGGAATAGGAATAGGGACAAATACTGGAAGTTAACAGATGAAGAAAGGCAGGCAAGGAAAGACAAAAGTCTTGCTTATTATTACGCGAATATCGAGACATTGAAAATCAAATCAAAAGCCTATCGAGAACGAAAATTAAAAAGTAAGTATGAGTGACGAGGAAAAAAAAGCACGGAAATCGGAGTATATGAAAAAATACTACCTAAACATGAGCGATTATCAAAAGGAAAAAAGGCGGTTGAAAAACCTTGAGAACAAAAAAAGGAGATACGAGGAGAATAAAATAAGCTGTAAGAATAAAAATTACGATAAATTCAAGGCTTATTATTATAAAAACATTGAAAAAATCAAGGCTTATCAAGCCGAATATCGTAAAAAACAAAAAGCTAAAAAAGAATTATGCTAACTGAAAACGAAAAACAAAAATTAGGTAAAGACATTGCACTTATCATTGTGGCCGCTGGAGGGTTGCTAACCCTTGCTTTCGCCATTTACTTTATTGTTGACACGCTAAAAAAATGGTACTAATGAAATTTGAAATAAAATACAATGACAGGCGAATGATTATTGAGGCTGAAAATGCTGAAAAGGCGCTGGAACAATTTAAAGAACTAAAAATTGATGTTAAAAACTTTGAGATAAGCATTTCGAAGTTTGGCGAACAAAGGAGATAAATGTGAAGTAGTAAGTTGTTAAAAGTGTTGTTTTTGTCCCGTATCTCATTGGTACGGGATTTTTTTTGTATTTATTTTTGTAAATATTATTATTTGTAATTATTTATATATAAATTTACATATTGAAAATAAAAAAACAAACCAGAATGGAAAAGAACATTTACACCGTGATGTATTTCGGCAATGCCAAAAGGTATCAAGATTTAAACGAAGAAGTTGAAGCTTACTCTAAGCGGCACGCTGTTGAACAAGTTTATTCAAAGATGCGAAATGAAGATTATTTCCCTGAGGATGAATTTTCGTGGTACGGACTTGTTCGCGACTGCGACGGCAATGTTATTGCTGAAGTAGGAAGCGAAAGCATCGAGTACGATGGAGGTTATTTTTATGCAGAACTAAAAATAGTTGAATAATGAAAGAGCCAATTATTGAGACATACGTCCCGCAGAACAAACGCCTTCCTTTCCAGATTGCTGGAGGCATTGGCGTTGCCTTTGTTGTTGGGTTGATTTATAGCCCAATTAACACCCAATACAATTATACTTCCTTTGTTCCTTTAATTCAAAGGGACACGGTTTACGTTCACAAAATAACGTCGCTTACTATCCAGGGCAAAGATGAAAAAAAGGAAGTTGATGAAAGCGCCTACGGATCTCGAAGCTACGGCTGGGAAATTAGAAAGCTATCAGGCGAACAACTGAGGCAAACATTGGAAGGTAGAGGTTTTAGAAATTTAAAAGGAGTTGATAGGTCTAAATTACGTCGTATATACCTTGCTTATTGCTATGAAAGTATGCTGATGAATGTCCACGTTTTAACTGATTTTCCTGTAAGCATGATTTATTCTTTCTTTATTATTGAAGCAACTTCGCAAGGGGTTGAAACAGAGCTCTGGAGAAAGCATGCCAACGCTGGAGGGGTTAAGGCCCTTAAAGGTCATGACCATGTAACTTATAAAACACGGGAAGTTATAAGAGGCAAAAACAAGTACATAATGGCTAAATTTATGAAAGCCGAATCAACCGAACAAGGTATGCAACTTTGGGCTGGTGTTTTGAACTCAGGAAGATACGCAGCCTGTAAAAAGGCAAATTACAAGTTAAAAGGGATAAGGTTGTACGAAAGTATTTGTAAATGTGTTTACAAATCTGGTTACCATACCGATACTGATTACAAATTTAGAGCGTCATTAATGGCGGAGTACTGGCAAATCAAACGGGATAACTTCCCTTTGAAGAAAGAATACAATGTTTTTTGAATTATTTTTCATTTATTTTTGTAAATATTTTTTTATGTAAATAATTATATTTATATTTACATATCGAAACGAACGAAAAATATTTCACCACTTAAAAAACAAAGATTATGACAATTTTAGCAAAAACAAAAGAAAACAACGCAAAAGTAAAGGCACTTAAAAAAATAGCTGGAACTAAATGGACTGGAACAACTATTCATACAAATTTAGAAGCTTGTTTAACAGGATTAAATTTAGGTAGTACAAATTCAGGATGGTATAACCCAACATCTATAAGAATAGATGGATTAAATGGTATTTTTATGATAAATCAAGATGGTTCAATTTTTTGTGAAGCAAGGGTTATAAAAGAAGATGAAAAACAATTTAAAATTGAATACATGACTAATGATGCATGGAATGAGTTTGAAAATCTTTTTTGCAAATTCATAGAAGAAATTTAAATCAATCCTCACAGGGCAGTCCCCCAGCTGCCCGCCTTTTTTCACCACTTAAAAAACAAAAAACAAATGGAAAAGAATTTCACTAATACTCAATTTCGATGGACTTTCGAAAGCATTAGCGACAACATTCCTACAATTATGCTTTTAACAATCATTCTTACCTACGGTATCAATGCGTATTTAACCGCCATTTTTTTACCGATTGACTTTTGGCTCGCGATCATTGCAGCTAGTATCTTGCAACTTGGACGCTTTGCCGTCGTTTTCATGGACTTCTTGAATCCCACTAAGGGAAGAAGTACTTACCCACCTAAGATAGCCTTAGGCGCAACCGTTGTAGCTTTGGTTGAAGTGTTCTTCGGCTTACAGGAAAAGTATGAAGGCGGCGAATTTATAACCATGTTTCTTTTTGTTGGCACAATCGTTGTTTTTGGATACCTTCTGGAAATCAACTTTGTTGACAAAGGAGTTGAGGCTTATGGCATTAACGCGCCAGAACCAATCAAACGACGCAAAAGAAAGCCAGTTGCAAAAAAAGTCACTGAAGATGCGCCAAAACAAGGTAACGGTTATGTAACTTCGTTTCAAACAATAACACTTTGAGAACATATATAGGGGTTGACCCAGCAATAAGAATAAACGGAATGGCAGCGTGTTTTATTAATCCAGATAAAGAAGTTGAATTTAAAAAATACAAAAGGTTTGTAGATTTTTTGGAAGACTCTTTTCACTGGCATAAAGATTATGAAAACGCTGTCGTTCTGGTGGAAGATTCCAGTCTCCAAAATGTAACCTTTAATTCTTCCATTAACCGCGCAATCCTTTCCCGTATGTCCCGAAATGTAGGCATGAACCAAGCGGCTTCTCGAATTGCTTACGAATGGATTAAAGAAAATGGATGCGAAGCCTACAATATTAGCCCAGAACAAAAGGGCAAAAAATGGGGAAAGGAAATATTTATGAAAGTCTTTCAAAACGAAGGCTACAAATTTGAACCAAATTTTAAACCAGCAAAAATAAGTCAAGACGAAATTGATTGTTTTACCCTGGCATTACAAGCAAAAAATTACCAAAAACATGAAAAGAAACATTGAAATTATTGACGGGCTAAGTCCCGCAACATGGAAGGAAATTGAAAAGATAACCAAAAATTATCCTAAAGAAATTCGATTTGCTCAGGGCACTCAGGCAAAGATTGCCATGCTAAAATTTTACCTTGAACCAATACTTCCAGATGTTCCGCCACCGATTGAAAGAATGGATCAGGGTAGAATGTTAACCATAGCATACAGGATTTACAAGGAAGCCGACGGCGATGTGATAAAAGATTTATGTTTGAAAATTATAAACAAAGTTATAAATTAAGATATCGGTTACGTTTGTTTTTTAGTGTTGAAATTAGGGGGTGACATTTGCGTCGCCCCTTTTTCGTTTTAAAACGTAACCCCTTGCGTCTTTGCATAATCAACCACCGCACGGGCATGACAAAGAGCCAAGGTATTCTGGAAGGCTGGGTCGAACATCATTAAAGCGTCCTTGTAATTGGTAAAGAAGCCATTTTCCGATAACACGGCTGGCATATTCGTTTGGCTCAAAACAAGGAATTTAGCTTCTTTATCCTTATCACCATCAATAGTATCGCTTCGAAACAACCATTTTGGAAATGCCTCCTTCACCTCGTTAAAAAGGAACTCGGCACAAATATCCGATTTTGTTTGTCCGATTGATGTAAATACTTCAAAGCCTCGTGCCGTCGATGATGCTGCGTTGCCGTGGATGCTAATATATAACGAAGCCTCATAGTTCTGGGCGTTTATGTTTGCCTTTGCTACGCGCTTAAGAAGACTTATATCAATAATGGGGTCGTAAACATTAATAACCGACATTCCCCAATCCTTTAAATACTGCTCAATCTTTGCCGCGACTTCACGATTAAAAACGCCTTCAAAGAACCAGCCGTAACCATGGAACTTTGCGTTATTATGCTGGAAGCACTTTGAGGGATAGGTCGTATAATTAAAAGGTAACTTTTTCTTTGCATCGATGCCTCCATGACCAGCATCGAGAAAAACACAAAATTTACTTGCTTTCATATTTTTACAATTTTAAAGGGAGGCATAAATCAATATACCTCCCTGAAGCCGCATAAGGTAGCGAATCGTCTGCGCCTATAACTTAAATCCGATGAGCGCAAAAGCCGCACCAACGATTGATAATTTTGGAGGAAGTTTCACCTCTATCTCTTTGCCAGCACATTCGCGAGATGTCTCCTTGATTTTATCCCAAATGATTTGAGCCAACTGAATATATTCCCGCCATGTAAATTTCACCTTATTACCTTCAAGATGAACATTTATCTCCGAGGCTAACTCAGCAAAGTTCATTGAGTAGCAAGCGACGTCACCCATTGGTGATTTTATTCCGTCTGCGTTTTTTAACGCTTCTTTTAAATTAGTCTGCATATTATTTATTTTAACGTCTGAAAAATCTTAATATTAATGTTCCAATGTTTACACCAGTTATCGACTTGATATTTTCCGAGATGCTGTAAAGTTCTGTAAATGCTATCAAGAAGCTAACCGAATAAACGATTTGCGAAGGTAAACCAAAGGTAACACTTGCGCCGTGAAAAATCATGATGCCAACAAAGTAAACAACCACCTTTTGCGATGTTCGATATAATCCTTTGCTCGTTATTGCCTCATTCCTTTTCCTTGCTGCGATGATCCCCGTGACCGTGTCTGCAAAAACAACAAAGATTGTAAAAATCAAGAAATGCTTTATCGGGAAAAAAAATGAAAAAAGAACTCCGCAACAAATGGAATAAATAATGCCGTCGTAGCCAAGTTTAAAGATGTTATAAATTATAGCCTTCATCGGTTTAATTGCTTTTGTTTCCTGAGAATTAATTTATTATCTAAATCTTTGAATGACTTTTCATTTGTTTTGTAAATAATAAATCTGTCACCCGTGTTTGGATAATTTGCAATGATGCCATAACTATCAGCAACAGCAATAAAAGGCTTATTTATGCTTTCGCCAATCTTAATCCTTAATTCGTTATTCTTATTTACAAATATCTCAGCCCCAGCAAGAACCTTTGTCCCATTGGCAATGGCATTGTAATTGCCTGTCCAGAACGAAGCGTATAAATTCGAAAGGTAATTAAAAGCACTTTCCACCTTACCATTAACCATACTTTTATCAAGTTTATACAAGGCGTTTAAAAACTTATTACGGTTTTCGTAAATGTTAAAAGCATCGGTCATCTTCCGTGCCTCATCTACAACATCGTTTAAAATGTAATAATAAATGGCTGAAGAATCCTCAAACAATTTTACTTGAACATCTTGATTTGTGTATACTTTTTTTACACTCCAAAGAGTATCGTCTGCAAAGATTTTAGAAATGATAACCGTATCCTGAGCAAAGACAAAGGAAGGAAATAAGGACAAAAGGATTAATATTTTTTTCATGTTTTGTTTATTTTATTGCTAACCAATAGATTTTTACAGTTTTACTTGTTGCGGCAGTACCGTCTAAATTCCATGCTTGCACGGAAAAGGTTGTACTATTTCTTGCGTACACCTCAAACAAAAGCTTTCTTTCAAAGGAAGATTCTAATCCAGCCGATGTTATAATAATTGAAACAGGAGTAGCCCCAAGTCCATGAGTAACAGAAAAAGTTCCTTCGACTGAACTTGTCGATGCTTCCAAAGCACCCCTTGTCATTAAGCCTGTTTGCGCAACCGTGGTAACCTCACCAACTACATTACTTGCATCTTTGCCAAGTAAAGCCGTAGGCGTTGCTGTAACCGTTGCAATTTTTAACTCACCATTAACGTCAAGGGTCTTTGATGGCGTTCCAGTGCCAATGCCCACGCGATCTAATCCAGCATCCACAAAAACCATGTTGGCATTTCCATTACTTTCAATGCGTGTATCAAAGTCCCCTGAGCCTTCATTTAATACCGTGGCATTGTTTACGGTAAGTGCGCCAGACAATGTCGTTGCGCCTGTAACACCAAATGTGCCACCGATTAAACTGTTTCCTGTTGCTCTAAATGTTCCCGTTAAATCTAAATTATAAGATGGATTTGTATTAAAAATTCCAACGCCAACAATGCCTCCATCGTCAACACCTCTTAATCTAATATATTCAGAACCATTAGTTCCTAATGCCCCAGACATTTCATTTATACCTCTGTTTACTATGCCTTGAAAATAAGCCCCTTGGTCAAATAAACCAGCATTATTGTTTGTTAATCTTAAAGTTACAGTTGCACCAGCTATATTTTGAGAATGTGCAAAATGAACTTCTTGATTTCCGTCTCCACTTGTAAATAAAATAGGTGAACCTGCAATCGTATTACCAACTCCTAAATTAGTTGTAAATTTTCCCGTTGTTCCATTTAAAGCCCCCGTCAATGTTCCCCCAGTCAAAGGCAAATAAGTATTACTTGCAACACCTGAGCGCAAGTAATTTGTAAGCATTGAAGCCGTGTCGCTTACTAAAAGTGTTGGCGTTGTATCTCTCCATAATCCACCAGAATAATATAAAGAGGCCCTGTCAACTGGCGAGATTATTTGAACGTCATGTAATTCATTTAAACTATAACCCGATGCTACACGAATGGCAATAGTACCATTATTTACATGAGAATTAATACAAAAGCCTATTGGCATATCAAGGTTAGGTGCAACTGGCTCAACATCTGTCCAAACACCTGCCACCGTTGGCGAAGGATAAAGGATAGCCCCAGCCGAAAAGGTATCAGTGTTGACTTGTCTTATTTTGCCAAATGAAATGACATACCCATCTTCACCGTTGCTTAAATCATGTGCGGTAATTCCTAATAAATACTTTGCATCTATTGTGCCATTAGCAATAAACTTTGCAACTGTTATTCTCCCACTTGCTCCCACCGTGCCATTAGCATAAACAAGGCTTCCTTTTGTAATCGTTGCGCCTGTTTGATTTTTAACAAGCCAAAAGTTTTTAAAGCCTATTTCATTTGGTACGTTGTCATTTAATCCAAGTACCACTGTAGCTAAATCGGAATCCCATCGCATTTTAGCCGTGTCCACGTTGTTTGTAGGTACGCTTACATTAAAAAATAATGAGTCAACAGGCTGCGTGAATGCAGAACCGCCACCCGTGCCAACTTGATTCCAAACGTTGGAAGAAAAATCAAATGAGTATATTTTTAGGTTAACGGTGTCAAGGATAACCCAGGCGTTTTGATTTGATACAGGCTGAATGCTTGCTGTGTCGGAGATTGAACCACGCCAAACAAGGCCGTCCGCCGTAGTCTGGAAACCTAATCTTTGCTTATTGCCTGTATTTGGGTACTGAGCAAAAAGGGAAATGGATAGGAATAAAATAAGGATTGAAGGCAATGTTTTTTTGCCCCCAATCCTCTTAATCAAATTACTACCCACTTTCAATAAAACCTCCTGAATTAAAATCTCACCTATTTTCCCCAACGTCTTTATAAAACGTCTTTCTTTTTTTGGTTTTTCCATCATAAAACAATCCCTAAGGTGTTATAAATGTCATTAATTTCTTCATCTTCTTCGCAAGTTGCCTCAGGGCAACCAATCGCACTTGGTATAAACGCGGTTAATGGCGTTGAATAATTGCAAAGTAAATCTTTAATCCTTTTCTTTTTTACCTCCAACCTTTGCAATAAAGTATCTTGATAAAATTTCAAGCCTTCAACGCCGACATTTTGCCCGTATTCGTTATCCAAAGTATATAAACCATTTGTTCCAAGTTGCATAACCATGTAAGGCGCTGCCTCGTATAACACGGCATTGGCGCAAAAGGATTTTAATTGTTTATCCCAAATGTCCTGATAAGCCGTTGATGTAAACGCGGTACTTGTTCCCTTGTCTGCAACCATTGAATCATACAATGTAATGCCAATCGCTGGAACAATCCAACGGAACTCCGCATCTTGAATGTGTGGGCTAATAAGTGTTTTATCAAGCCTTATATCTGCTGGCGTTGGACGTGCAACCCCACCGCTAATAACTTCACTCGGTTGTATTAATTGGCTCATTCGTTGGGGTTGTTTGTTCTATTTCAACGGGTGCGTAACCCAATATTTCTCTTTTTTCATTCAAAGAAAGGTTTTCTTCCACCTTGATTTCACCCATGAAAGACACGGGTAAAGTGTTGGAAATACCAAACGAAACATCTGTGAATGCTGGATTATAAAGCCCAATTTCTTTTAAGAAAGGATTAATGATCTTTGAAAGCATTAGATTTTGACGCGGTTTAATAACCGTATTTTGCAAGTACTCCATTTCCTGCCTTATCTGCTGATTGCTTCCAAGTTGTCCCGAAGTTGCAAAGCCCGCTAAAGACTTGCTCCATCTATTCGCAACGACAATGGCTGAGGCTGCAAGGTTTTGAAGGTTTAAAAATTCGCCTTCATTTTCTTTTGATGTGGGTATAAAATTTGCCTTTAATTTCTCATCTCTAAGAACCTGAACAAATAATTTGTGATTATTGCCCATTCCTGTAAACTTTGACTCAATACCTTCAACAAGTTTTTTAGCCTCCGCTGGACTCATCGACCCAAAGAATTGTAAAATACCCGAAGGCATAAAGCCGTTTTCAAACTTGCTTGTATTAAAACGCTGGATCCTATATTCAATCTCAGCCCACATTTTCGCACCAATCCACTCAGGCAAACCGAAGTAAAAATAACCAGCCGCGTATTGCTTCACATGAATAATTGAACGCTCCGTCCCGTCTTCAAATTTCTTAAACTCAGGATAAATCGGTACTTCCCGAAATCCTTCGCTTTCGTAAAATGTACCTTCGGTTGTCAATGGCACTTCTTCCCAGTTGTCGTAAATGCCAACGGAACGTATAATCTGGTCCGCTTCGGCTTTTCTTATACCAATGTTATAAACTGGAACATGATAAATATAAGTAAATGGCTCATTACCAACCTTACCCCGTACTATTTCCGCAAAGCAATTTCCAAAAGCATCGTAATCAAAAGCCAAAGAACCAAGTACCTCTTGTAAGTTTTGAGAATGCAAGTTAACTTGTCCGATAACTTCCTCAATCTCATTTAAAGAATCATCAGTTATTACCTCACCCTTCATTGAGGTTGTGAGCAAGGTGTTAGATTTTCCTTTCATTGGAATAAAGCCGTCACCGACAACCATGTTAACTTTGTCCTCAATGATGCGCCTAAGCGTAGGGGAATTGTTAACAATAGCAATAAGACTTTTTAAAAAGTCGTCTTTCTGTGTAAAGAATCTAACCCATTTAGCCCCTGTGAAATCAAGCCTTTCTCTGGAAGGCTCATTGAAAATATCTTCCACAACTAACATAGTATTGGAAGTATCCAAAGTGACTGATGCTAATAAAGGACTGTTATTTCTTTTTAAATTTCTATTAGCCCTGTTCGGTACTGCTTGAATTGTCTTCTTTATTTGGCTCATAGGTTTTTTTCTCAGGCGTGAAAATGACGTGTTGGCTAACAGATTTGGGGTTGGCATTATACCAACCCCTTAATTCTGCCTGTGTAAAATTTCCGATAGCCTTCTTTAGTATTCCTGCCTTTCCCGTTGGATCATTTCCAACGTAAATCATTAGCTTACTTTTTTCGCGTACTATCATGCTTTTGTATTTTAGTCAAGTGCGTTCATGACTGTTTCGCCATTAACTATGAATCTTGCTTTGTTTGTGGTACGGCAAGTAATGGTTAAAGTTTCTTGATTTGAGTCAGTAAATAAAGCACCCGATAAACCTTCGGCGCTTGTCAGCCTTGCTGGTCTTTTCTTTGAGCCAATTACCTCAGCGCCCCAAATCCAATAGTTACCCGTATTTTCAACGTGTACACAAACTAAGCCGCAAGCCTGATTTGCCATGTCTTGAATCAAGTTTCTTAACTCTTGATCGCGGCAGTTTATAATACCTACTAAACTTTGTTCAATAGCCACCGACAAAGTGTCTGGGTCTTGAGTCACCGTTTCCGTGAATGCTCCTGAGTTGTCTCTAAATTCCACCTCGTAAAATACGGCGGCTGAGGAAGCCATTGTTATTGCCGTGGTTGCTCCCGATGCGTTATTGGTTATGCTTGTCACCTGATTGGCATTGGCAATGTAAAGTTTTCCAATACCACCAGCGCAAGTACCATCGACGCATTGATTTAACCATCCGCTTGTTATTGCACTCATATATATTTTAGATTAGTAGCCTAAGCTGATTAATGAAGGGTGAATATAATTAACGCCCATTTTAAAACGAGCCTTAATATATACTTTTTCGTCTTTCTGGTCATACCAAAGTTCCAAAGCCGTTTCAGGGCTCAACACGTCGGTTGCAAGCACCTTGTTTTGTGGCGTTGTGTATTCCACATAGTGAGGCTTAGTTGTTCCCAAAGACGTTGCGATATCGTCCCAACGGAATTGAGGAATCACAGTTACGCCTCTAAAAGTGAATTGTTCAACACCGTTAATCAACTGTAATAAACCGTAGTCACCGCCGCCGCCGTTCTCAATGTCTTCACGAAGTTGTGAATAAACACTTTGAGTAACATTGAACACCTTTTGGTTAGCTGGTAATCCTTTCAGCTGCAAAGGAGCTTGGTCATATACCGCACGAAGGATTGCAAAGCCATCACCAGTCGCAAGGTCTGAACCTGAGCCTGTGTCAGTGCGTGGAACTAAATCATCCGCAACTAACTGAGGGTAATAAACCGTCCAAAATCCATCCAATGAATCGTAATTTGGATTATTGGAAGACTGGTCACCGAAGTAAGAAAGACGGGTAATGTCATTTCTTATCGCCTGTTGTGTACGGGTCAATAAAATGTTTTCAATCAAAGTTCCCGAAACATCTGGAAGCCTTGTTCCTGTTTTCAATAACTCTTCAAAAACGGTGTCCTCAAATTCGTCCCAGCACATTTCAAGGTCAACCTTCATTTTTTCAACGTCGATTGTACGCTGATAAATGTCAACCGAGCCAACGGGGTTAAATCCGCAACCTGAGTATTTTCTTACAATGTTTTCCAACTGTTGTACGAATACCATTTTCTTTTTATTCGCGACGTTACCAAGTACACGGAATTGTCCGCGTAAATCATCATCAAAAAAGACTGGTTCTAAAAATATATTATTTGCCTCCGTACCTCTGAAGGATACGTCTAATTGGCTTATTTCAACTGATGCCATTTGTTTTTAATTTTAAAGATTTGGATAAGAAATTGTTGCCGAAGTGTTGGTCATAACCAATGAATCTTCGATAACAAATGAAAACTCTGTTTTTAAACCCGCTGGGGTTGCCGTGGCGAATAATACCTTCCAATCATTACCTTTTACTAATGATGAAGTATTTATTTGTAAAATTGCCGTTGGTGCTGAGGATTGCCAATTTGAATAAGCCTCGTTACCTGATTCGTCAATTACATTAACCTTGTAAAAATCACTTGCACTTGTTACACCCGTCAAAGGTGCAAAGTTCAAACGAGCCCCCGCGGTTGATGTTCCATAAGTGAATGATACGGGAATCCTGTCCTCAAAGGTATCTATTCCGTATAACTGTTCCGCGTTTATCCCCTGAGCATTTGCGTACGGGTTAGTGCGAGCAAGGTTTTTCTGACCTACATAAGTGTTTGAGTCTGAAAAGCCATTAACATTTGCTGTTGCCATTATCTTTGTGAAATTTTAGATTGAACTAATGAAGCGAAAGAATCAAAGTGATTTGCCTTTGCTTTTGTTTGCTTTACCTTTTCATGCGCAGATCCGCCCGAGGGAAGTCCAACGCCTTTTTTTACTTGCGCCCTAAGTGCTACAAGTTCATTGCCCAATGTTTCAAGAACCGATTCAATCTCATTAATCGAGTTCTTTTGTTCATCGCTCTTTTTGTACATTGATTCCATTTCTTCCTTTTGCTTAGTATGGATAGCGTCCATTTCTTCGGGACTCATTACGAAATACCCTAAATCTCTAAGCATTGTAATTGCCGTTTCAACTTCATCATTTTTCGGCTCTTCGGTTATTACCTCTTCTTCCGTCATAACATCTTCGACTTTTTCATCGACGGCGTTAAGCAGATTTTTAATTTTTTCTAAAATGGAATTACCCATGTCATCATTTTTTTTATTGTTGGTTAATAATGCAGCTGGGACATTTAGAAATTTGTTAAGGCTATTTTGCAACGGTAATAAATCAATATTTTTTTCGCCAACTTTTACAATTTCATCAATGAAACCAAACTCTAAAGCTTCCTGGGCGGTCATCCATGTTTCAGCCGCCATCATTTCTGTAATCTTGTTTTCAAGGTCTTTCTGTTTCCCTTTACGCTTATAAACTGAGGCGGTATAAATGTCCAATAACTTTGCTTCCATCTTGTCTAATAATTCAGCCGTTGCCTCAAGTTCGTCGGCATTGCCCATTGTATAACTCCAAGGCCTGTGAATCATTAAAAAAGCGTTCTCAGTCATCTTTACTTTATCCGCAGACAAAAGTACAACCGTTGCAATGCTTGCCACCAAGCCGATTCCTGTTGCCGTTGTTTCGTTTGGGTAATTGGCAATTAAATCAGCTATTCCCATTCCTTCGGTGACTGAGCCACCACCAGACGAAATAACCAAGTTAATCTCCTCACCCTTTGCGTCGTTAATTTTACTTCTTACTGAATTGTATGAATTAACAGATTCCGAAATTTCCCCTAAAATATCAATATTATATTTTGCCATCGCTTTACTTTCCTTTTCCCTTTTAATCTTTTTAAACTTTGCCTTAGCCCATGTTTTCATCGCACTTCCACCCCAGGCATCAAACATTATTGAACCGCAAATCTCATTTCCATCTTCATCAAAGTATTTCCCCTGGTCATACGTTTCAGCCCTTGAAAGAAAACTGTAAGTTCTTTGCACGGTGTCTTCGCTCAAGCCTTCGCCGTTTGCGATTTGGTTAGCCCTTAACCAGCCAACGCGAGTTCCACAGGAAGAACCGTTGTCCTTCTTATGATTTAACGCTTTCCTTGCGTTATTTTTTGCCGTGTCTGGATAATCAGCGTAAGTCATGAGGTAAATTTATTTATTATTATTTTTCTTATTCCTTTTTTTGCTGATTCCATAGCCAAACGACTCAGGGTGTTGTATCATATTATACACAGTTTTCTCACTTAATCCCGTTTGAATACTTATATCCATAATGGCATTCATCTTGCTTTCATTTTCAAACAAGGCGGCTGGGTACAATTCCATTACCATAAATTTTGCAATGGTTAAATCTTTTATAACATTGGTTTTGTAAAGAAAATCAATTAGTTTTTGATAACTTGGCTTAATGTCATCCTTTTCACATAAAGCCTTGAATTTATTCAAGATGCTTTCTTGAAATTCAATTAATAATTCCTTATCAATGTTATTTTTCTCATTGTTCATCTCTCCAAAATTGTACTATTTGCCTCATTTTACCCACTACCTTTGTCCGACACGCTGGGCAATTCCTTCTTTCAGGCTCGTAATGGTTTACAAAGTTGTTATAAATCTGAAATAAATAATCCATATCCGACGGGTCAATCGATAAAACCCTGTAAGTCCTGTCAACCGTTGCCATGACTTGCTCTTTATATTCCTGAGGTATGCGGCTTGCAAGTTCACCCCAAATAGAATTTCCTTTCATACAATTACACATTTATAAAGTTGCTTTTACTTTTAGTTTATTTCCCTCGGCAAGATCGCGCGCAATGTCATCCGAAACGACATAGGCTTGAAGCCTGTCAATGCGATTATTTATTGCGTCCGTCTTTGCCTCAATCACTTGTAAAAAGTTACTTAAATCATTGTTGCCTGATAAGGCTTGAATGGGTGCAGAAATTGGAGGAACTAAACCACCTTCGGCAAAACCTTTGATACCAATCTTTCTAAACGTCGGAGATCCGCCAAGTAAACTTTGTTGGCGTTGATTCAATACAACCTCACCACGTTTAACGTAGGCAAGGACATTGTCTCCGTTTGAACGCGTGGGAATGTTTTGTTTACGGTTAATTCTTTCACCAGTTACGACGCCACCTTCCGCAAGGGGCTGGGCTATGATAGTCGCGGTTTGTATTCCAGCGAAAACACCAGCGGTAATGGCTGAACCAATAGTAAATGGGGGACCAGGCGGAACGGCTAAAGCACGGTTAACGGCTAAAGCACCCTGAATAATTGATTGGGCAATGGCTATTTTCTTTTCAGCCTTAGCCGCTTTTAGTTGAAGTTCCTCGGCTTGCTTTGTTCTTGCGTCGAGTAATACTTTTTCTGCCTCAATTTCTTTTAGTAACCTTTTCTTTTTTGATCCACTTGCTTTTTCCGCTTTCTGTTCAAGAAGTGTAATATTTTCCTCGGTCTTTTGTATTTCCTGATTTAAAATATCAGCATCTTTTTTAAATCTTGCCTGTTGAATAGTGCTAAAGAAATCGGTAACTAATGAGGCGGCTTGCAAATAGGTTTCAATCCTTTTAGCCCTATCTTCTAAATCCTGTTCTTCTTTTTCCTTTTGCTCTTTCCTAAATTCATCTGCATTTTTTGTCACCTCTTTAAAAACCTTTTGAATATCTTCAACCTCTTTCTTTAATAATTCTGGAGGCTTTGTAGTCAATGGCAATGTAGCAAGTTGTTCGGCGTTTTTTAAGTTATTTAGTAAATTACCCCTTGAGGCATCCGCTAATATTTGGTTTTGTTGTTCAACGGCATCTTTGATTTGATTATTAATTGCGTTTAATTTTACCGCCAATTCCTTTTGAGTTCCAGAACCAACCACGGCGTTGGAGAAGGCGCTTTGTAATTTACCACGCTCGTTTTCTAAGGCAGCGATTGAACCTTCGGTAAATGACTTAGCTATTGTTTCACCAGCTTTTGTTCCTGCTTTAGTTACAATAACATCAGGTTTAAATTTCCTTAATTGTTCATCAACTTTAGCAATTTCAACGTCTAACTTTTTAAATTCAGGGCTGCCAAATAATACAACCTTTCTTTGTTTTCTTAAATCAGATAACTTTTGTTCTAAACCTGCCTGAGTATTTAATGATGCGGCTGCCTGTGCTTTTGCGTTTTTTTCTTGTTCAATTAACGCTTCTTTGTTTATTAAATTTATTTCCTTGTTTCCATCTTTTATCTGCTGATTAAAAACTTTAAAGAAAGAAAGGATTGAACCCTCAGGCTTTGTAAATTCTGCGAAGGCTTTTTTATAAGCATTTAAACGGTTTGGCACTTGTTCAAAGTATCCAAGTATTCCAGACAAAACACTATTTAAAAATATCTTACCCTTTGCCGTTGCAATCTCAAATTCAACGCCTGTTGTTGCAAGGGTTGTGTTATATGCGACCTCGCTTATTTTTAATTGCTCATTAACTTTAAATAATTCTTCTTGTTGCTTTTGGTAAAGGTTGGTTGATAAGGTTACATCGTCCGTACTTTGTAAAACATCGCCCAATGTCAGTAAAAAATCTTTTCCAATATCTTCCCCTGGTCCGCCAAAAACATTAGCAATAACCGTTTGAAGCTGCGACCCTGCTATCCCTGTTTCTGTTATTTTATCGGTAACTAATCCAAAAGCCTGACCCGATGTTACTGAACCGTTATTTATATTCTCAAATAACTGACTTGTAAATTCTTCGCCAAAAGCATTGGTTAAAGCATCCTTTGAACCCTTTGTTTGTTCTTGAATCCTTAATCCAAATTCCTTTACCGCGTCAAGTCCTTTGTCTGAAAATATACCTTCATTTGCCGATGCAATAGATACCCTTAAAAAATCTTCGGCACTTAATCCAGCATCTCGAAATTGAACAGAATATTGCTTTAAGCCGTCAAGAAATTGTCCCTGAGCGTCCGCACCTTTTCGGAATCCAATTTCAACCACGTCCAAAGCCTGAGCAAAAGAAATACCTAATGCTTTACTTGCACTATTAGCCGCCACAACAATGTCATCGACATTCTTACCGTATGTAACCGCTATCGCCTGACTTGTTGCGACAACGGCCTCAAGTTCATCGCCTGTTATTTGTGTAAAGTTGGTAACCTGAGCAGATAACTCCTTTGTAGCCCTTGCGGCTTCGATAAGACTTCCAACAATTTCACTAATGGCTTGAAAAGCAGTTAAGGCAATACCAATACCACCAAGCCCCGTTGTCAAAGCGCCTGAGGACTTGCTTAAATTTGCAAAACCGTTTTGTATTCCACCGATGGCACCTGTTACCTGTCCTAATGTTCCGCTTAACTTAGGAAAAAAGTTTGATAAGGCTTCGGTATAACCGCCGACGTTCCTTTGAAATTGTCCGACATTTGCATCAATGCCTTTTAATTTCTTATCTAATTGTCCAATGGAAACAATTAAATCCCTTGCCTCCTGACTTGATGCCTGTTCCGCTGCTGCTAAATCCTTGTATCTTTTTCGCTGGTCGTTTAATTCCTTTGATAAACGGCGGTAAGCCCCTTCGCTTTTGTCAATACCCGCGATTTCTTCCTTCCTTAACTTGATTTGTTCACGGGTAACATCATTGACAAGTGACTGAGCGGCTTTTAAATCAACTAACTTCTTTTCAAGTTTCTTGATTTCGTCAACGTCCGCTGTCTTTTTTAACTCGGCATTTATATCAGCGATTTGCCTTTTGAGTTGCGTTGCCGTTTCAATCGTTCCAGCAAGTCCTTCTATCTGGATTTTAAAACCTATTACCTTTTCTGCCATTATATTTTTATTTTATTAATGACATCTTTGAGGTATGCCATATTAATAATATATTCATCGTTTTGCAAAACACCGCGTATCAAATTCAAATGAATCATGGAAGCCTTTTGAGCAAGGTAAAACACGCGCCCCGTTTTCTCGATTTCATCATCGAGAATAAAGGAAGAATAAAATTCAAGAAATACCTTTTTGCCTAATGCCTGTTTATCTTCCATTATCCTTTTGTTACGCCGTTTACAACTACTTCATAATTTGCCCCGTCATAATGGGTATCAATGTTAATACCAATGGTTGAGCCACCAATTATATATTGAACGGTTGGTATTAACTTTTGCCCGTTCATGAATACAAGTACATTTGCATTCGTGTTGCTCACCTGAGTAATACCCGAATTAGGCGCAAGTACCAAAACATTTGTCATTGAATTAAGGAATGGCGTATAAGATAATTGGATGTTCACCGTTGCTCCATTTGCTCCCACTAAGCCGCTGCCCGATCCTGTTACCGTTCCCGATTGAGGCGAAGCCCCAGCAAGTGTAATCGTGTTGACAACTTTTGTCAAATCGTTTGTATTAGGTTTTTCATCGTATAATAAAACCGTTTTCGCTGGGCTATTGGATTTTGGATTGTACTCCAAGCTTTGAATTATAAAATTCGATGAACCAATGATTCCCTTGCGCCTAAATGAAAGCTGTGTAATATCTTTTGGTTTCCATTTCGCAAATGTGGTATAAACCTTACCAAGTTCAATGCGCTTGTAAGTCTGCAAATGAAATGTTTTAAAAACGCCTTGCATTACGTTTGTATAATTTGTAACCTCGTCCGAAAAGGATAGATTAAAATCTGCACCGCTTGGGTCATTGTAATTTACCATGAAGGCTGCAGGAAAATCAAAAGCCGAAGCCGCTGAACTTGTCTCATCGAACAAACGTACATAACCATCTAAGCCTCCACGTCTTCCAGCGTAATAAAGCAAACGAGGAGCAAGGTTGTAATTTGGTTCGGCGTCTGTCACCGTGTTATAATCGTCACCAAATACTAAAGGCATTTGTGCCCCGTATGTTCCACCCGATGTTATTTCGACATCGTTAATGTGAATGGCTTTTGCGAAGAACTTTGTATAAATAAATTCAATACCATTTTCAAATCTATCCTGGGGGAAATTGTAACCGCCTGAGTAAATGTTTACCCCTCTTCTTTCTTCTTCCTTATTCGTAGTATCGTCATCCGTGGCATACGCAAGAACCTGACTTGATTTGTATCCGTCCAACACTTGAAAGTCTGAGCCATCAATGTCACGCGTATTTAAATCGTACTTGTTTGAGCCTTTAAAGAAGCCGTCAAAACTTGTAAGGCTTGCGGCTCCCGTGCTATTTGCCCGATACCTTATCGTGTAATCATCTTTTGGGTATGCGTAAACCTGTCTATTTAATACGTCTGTTTCCCATGCAAGGTTGAAAACCGTGGTTAAATCTGCTATTATGTCTCGAACATACCATGAAATTGGAATAATGTATTGAATGTTTACCGTTTCCCCTGTTTCCAAGCCCTCTTTTTCAGCCACAACCGACAAAGAACCAGCGATAGAAAGATTAAATGTAACGTTTTCGTACCTTAATCTAAGTTTCACGGTATCGGTTGCAACTAAATCACCAAGAAATTCAAGGAGAATTGAATCATTTAAACTTGTTTCATTTGTCAAATCATAGGTTGAAACGTTGTTTCCGTTGACCTCAAAGAATAAAATGAGTTCCGCGAACTGGTTTATATCACCGATGGAAGCAGTTAAGGTAACATTTAACTCAGCCGCAATGTCATACAAGGCACTTATTGGAGCGGTATAAACGCCGCCTGTGTAATTGCCCCCTGTGTCAAAGTTCGGTGACGTTGTTTCATCGGTGAATGCAATGTCAACCGTCCCATAATCACCAGCCGAATAAACAAAACTTGAAGGCGTTGGATTGGAAGCCCTGAGGTTTACAAAGTCCTTTATGTAATCAGCATCAAGGTTAAGACCCATTGGAATAATCAAACGGTTAAAAGGATCCGTCTTAAAAATGCTATTTAACTGATAACCTTTGTTTGCAAAAGCTTTTTCCAATATTTGCCAAATGAAAATGGCAGGGCTTAACTCATTGTATAAAATGTATGTTTCGTTTTCCCACGCTTTCCATTTCATCAGGATAAAACAATACTCAGCCGTCACAGGATTGTAACTTGCCTTAACCGTTGTTTCACTTACCTCGATTGTACTCCAGCCTAAATCCCTTACCAATATATTTCCTACGTCGGAAAACCAATCTGCATTGTTTCCAATCAATGAAACTTTGAAATTGGAGGCAACAAAACCTGAATTAATTGCCTGTAAATCTGCTCCTTCAAGCCTTGCTTTTCCTGTAAGAATCGGCACGCCATCGGCTTCTAATCTTGCAGATAATAACTTGTAAGCATTGGTTACAATAGCTCCAGCATCGGTTATATTTTGAAATATGTTTACGTTTGTCTTTGTTGCTGGTAACGTCACATTTCTTTTAGAATGCGCACCCGATATGTTTCCAAGTTCAATATTCTCGATTGAATAATCAATGGTAACATTAACCTCGTTTTGATTCAAATCAACCTCCTGTCCACCGATGAATAATTTTATCATAGCTGGGCGGTTGGTTTATTTGGGTAGGTAATTTCAAAGTTAACTTCGATATCCGTTGCCCTGTTATTATCAGTCAATGTTTCCGCGTTGGAAATGGTCACATTGACATACTTACCATTCTCAATGATGTACACCTCAGGGGAATAAAACATTGATGAAATGTAAACCGCGTCTTCATGAGGAATATTGCATTTAACTTGCTTTCTTTTGTTTACCCTTTGATTTGTCTTGATGATTGTTTTATCATAACTGTTTGCCCGTGGCGATGCTGCCACGTTCCACGGTTGCGAAATATTGATTATGTCCGCATTGGCATTTTGCAAGTCAACAATTAATCCACGGAACTGATAACTTTCTGCACCGCCATATTTCCCGAACCAATGCAAATCAATGTTATCATTGCAATTAGGTTCAATGTTTACTTGAATCTTTTCAGAAAGTCGTGAATACGAACCAGTGTAATTACCCACGCTAACCTCGTAAAACGAATAAGCGCTGGAATGAGTGGGGAAGTTGCCGCTATGAAAAACAGCACTGCTCCCAAATACATTAGCGACACCAATAGAAAGAGAATATAAGTCATTGTTTGCGGTTGAGTTTACAAAATCTACAATCGTCACGGCTGAACTTCCAGACTTAGTCCAAAATTCAAATTGAGCTGCGTTTATACCTTTACCAATAAATGAAAGAAATATATTCCCGTCATCATTGCATCGCCTGTCTTGGTTATTCGTGGTAAGGAATCGAAAAGGATTTGCCGACGGTGAATAAAAGTCACTTAGATTAAAGTCGTTTTCATCGCCGTAAAACTGGGAAGGAATCACAAAGCCTGTTGAACTGAATTGACTTGCGGTTGAGGTAACAAGGAAACCAGCACTACTTACCGTTTGGTTTTTTGAAACGCAAAACACGGACTTTATAACATCGGTGTTCGTTGTCAATGAATAAGTATCAAGTGTTCCAAAGAAACTTGTCTTTGCCCCTGTCAATGGTGCAACATCGGAATAAAGGAAACTTTGAACATTGGTATCAAAGACCGCGCTACTTCCACTTGTTCCCGTCTGAGCCGCTAAAAAAGATCCTGCAAGGCTTCCACCAACGTAAACATCGACTTGTTGCTGAACAACCGCCGACGGCTCAATGCTTCGATAAGATACAGGATAAAGAAGGCTGCTTAAAATGTCTGGGTTTATCGTGTAACTCATCTGTTAAGAATTGATTTGTAATAACTTTCAATCGTTGTCTCCACGCTAAAGGTAATGGCATTCTCGATTAATTCAATAAACTTTGCACTATTTTTGTCCAAAGCCTGTTCGATGAAGCCCGTCCGTTTACCTGTTTTGGAATACTTAATGACGCTATTTTTCGTAGGCATTCCCTCCTTTTTATGCTTACTTGCGATGGCGAATGCAATGCCTTTAGATTCCTTTTCACTTTTACCCATTCTCTGTTGAACATATTTCATTAAGCCTTTAATGTATTCACTTTCTTTTCTTCCGCTTCCAGGGTAATAAGGTATTCGATTTGCAGGCACACCTTGATTATTTATTGCCATGTAATCAGGAACAAAGCCCTCAATTATCAAAGTATTAATTTCCATCCTTACCATTGTTTCCATTTGTTTCACGGCTGAGCCTGTTAACTCATGCCCCTGTAGCCGCCATTCATTGGCAACCACGGAAATGGCTAACACGCTTATTTCATCCGCTAACTTTTGTAAAGATGCTTCCATGATAAAAGGTAAGGTAACTTTTTCAAGCTACCACGTTTTTAATTAACCGTCAAAACCAATGCACCAGCGTTAAATTTAACCTCATCACCCGTTGCGATAACCTTTGACGCGGCTAAAGCACCGTAAAATAACATATTACCCGATGCACTTGCATCGAAAACAGCTACATGGCTTGCAGTTGCCGCACTTGAAGCACTTGAGGTAATGGTAATCGCTGTCGTATTTGCTAACGATGCAACGCCACTTGTAACCCTTGTCCATCCACCAGCCGCCACCGCAACACGTGTGTACAATGCTCCCGTAGCAGAACCTGATTCCGTTGGGTCTTGGGAATATAATTGGACAAATGTGGAAGTTGGAGCGGCGTCAAAGGTGGTGCCATTTATCCACCCTGTAATTTCGTCTTCTAAATAATTTGAAAATGCCATGTTTATTTTTTTTCTTTGTTAATTTAATTCTGGGTAAATCACTGTAAATTCAATCGGTTCGCCCAACACTGGAAGCAAAGTTTCATCGTAAACAATGTACCAAAATTGCGGAGTGTTTAATTCTGCAAATTGGTAATCAACCCAATTCTTTGTTACATCATTTGGATTCAAGGGAATGCCATAGTACTCATTACATTGCAACTTTGCCTCAATGGCTTGGTTTTCCGTGGTATATTTGTAGCCGTTAATAGATTGCATAGTGTGTGTTTATGTTTGTTTCAATGCCTGTGCGATTTGAAGATTGATTTGATATATAAAGAATTAATTCTGTTAAATTTCCATTTAAAAAATCTCCCACAGAATTATTATAATAACCAGCCATTATTGTAAATCTACCTGAATTAGTTCCGCCAACTGGTCTTAAGTTTGATAGTGTTGTATCGCTTCCAACTTGTGTTCCATTAACGCTAATTTGAATATTAGTATTATCTCTTGTTCCTGTTAATAAATTAACTGTATTATTGGTTAATTGCGTTGTTCCTTTTGCTAAAAAATCACTTCCCGAAACTGTATCCAATAATGTAGTTCTTGAAAATACTGGTACTCTTACCGGTGAGTCGTATATAAAATATATACTGCCAACTGCCACAGGATCGCTTGTATCTGCACCAAATATTGTTTTATAAGGTGATGTTATACTAGGTTTATTTACAACGGTAATAAACAATGGGTCGATAGCAGAAGTTCCTAATAAAAAATCGTTACTTCCATCAAATTGAAGTGTAGGTTTTCCAAGAACAGTAACAACACTGCCAACACTTACTATTTGAGGTTGATTTGCAGCCGTTGATTGTGTTGCGTTATTTCCATTACCACTTTGGTCGTACCACGTTGTTACAAAGCCATTACCAACTCCACAAAAGGCTAATAAAGAAACTGTATCAAGATTTCCAGATACAAATCCAATGTCTTGCTCCGTGTTATCCGATGACCTCCTTACCCTTATCGCATTACCCGTGTAAGCCGTGCGCAATTTACGAAAAGAATATGCGGCTGCTGCATTTGGATATAAGTCCAAAAGTAAAGTTGCTGAACCCGTCACCGTCAAATCCGCTGCCAATGTTCCAGCCCCTGTCAAAGATGATGCCGCCAACTTGCTTACCAATGCACTTGCGGCTAAACTTGATGCCGTGTTTAAAGATGATGATGCAAACCTTGTTAATTGCAGATTTGCACTCAGCGAAGAAGAAGCCTGTAAAGTTGATGTTAATTCAAATATGTTTTTTAATGCTGCCGTTAAATTACTTGAGGTTACAATGTTCGCAATACATTCTACTAACTTAGAAACAACGGGCTCACAGTTGGTCGGAACAACTAAGGTAAAACTAAGCTGCACGGTAATCATTCGCTGCAACCCTGTGAAGGAATCAAAGGTAATGGAAGGCGCCTCAGGAATAAAAAGGTAATTCGGTAAAATGGTTTGCTTTACCTTGTTCAACCTTTGTACAAAGTAATTTGCATACTCTTGCAACGCTGCCCACTTGTCTAATTGCAAGGTAAGGTCGGCTTCGCCTTCATTGTTATATCCCAGCAAGTCATCAAAGAAAATGGTAACTTGATACGTGTCTTGCTTCCTTGTTTGGTCTGAGCCTGTAATCGTTGGCACGGAAAAGAAAACGCGGGGAAATTCGTTTAACTCTTGATAATCTTCCGTGTTACTTGAACGCGTGCGATCCGACGGCCAACCGAAATTATAGCTTTTTATCGCCGTGATTTGGTTTGCCGTGTCTTTGAAAACGTCACTTATCTCGCGTATATTCATTTCTTTGTTTGCTTTGATAGGTCATCGATAACCTTTTCCTCGGCTGCTTTGCTCGCAAGGTATTGAAAGACTTGATACAATTTTGCTTTTTCTGCTGATTCCATAGGTGTATAACCGCTTAAATTAAACAATCCTGACTCCGCCACTTTCTTAATTGTAAGATACCAACCGTATTTTTCATTGAGCCGTTCACTTGCTAATTGAGATTTGCCATTGCCCGTTCCAACATAGAGGTCTGCAAATCTAACATATATTTCTCGCTTAACTTCGTCAAAAAAAAAGCAACCTCATACGATGTCTGTAACGACATTTGTAAAAAGTCAACCTTGTTTTGTTCAAAGAGTTCATCGCTGTAATCTTCGCCCAATGGTTTTAATAATACCGCCATGATGTTAAGCAATCCCTCAGGCTCACCGTTTTTAACCTGGTTCATTGCCTTGTCATACTGAGCCGCCATTGTAAATTCAAGGAGCGTCGATTTTTCCATTAACCTTTCTGGAAGGGTGTAAACCTTGCCGTTAAAATCGTACAGTTGTTTATACTTTGTTTCCGTTGGTGTGTTAATGGCACTCATTATCTTAGTGTAAATGAATACAAGGTATTTTAATTCTAAACTATCTGCCACCTTACCAAAACAAGCATCTAAAGGAATGCCTGTAAAGTAGTTTACCACCTTTGCCATGTATGGGTATCTTACATTTGCTTCCCAGACCTCGTCCATGATTTCCAACCGTGTTGTAAGTTCTTTGTCAAGCGTATTCCATTGTTCAATCAAAGGCGGAAGGAAACGACGTACATTGTCTTTGACTTCATTCTCTTGTAATATTTTGCCTAAGTCACAAACAACATTTATTTGTAAAGCATCCTTAGTTATTACCTTCAACTTCTTTGAATACGGTAAAATCTTTTGATAAACCGCGTCACGTTCATTCATGTATTGAATCGCTTCAAGTTCAACCTTTGGATGCTGAGGCAAAAGGAACTTCGCAAAGTAGATATATTGCTCCAATGTAATATCCGAAGCCGTTTCGGGATAATTGTACTTTATTTGTTTGTTGCCTATGTTAAATATTACCATTATTTTCTCCTTGCTTTTTTGGTTACAGGAATGTTATCAGCTAATAAATCGCCATTGGTTTCCGTTGTTGCTGGTTTAAAAGGTACTGGTTCTGCTTTCGCGTGGCTAACCAATGGAAGTGACGGAGGGCGTGTCCATTCTCTTTTGATTCCGTTCCCTGTGAGCTTCACGGCTTTTTCAAGGTGTCCACGCATTTGTAATAACCTTTTGCGCTGCATTGGCTTATCAATGATTTCTTGCGTAATCTTTTCGATTAAGTCAATGATGATTAACGCCTTTTCTTTATCTGTCATAAGTTTTCTATTTCGTCTTTTACATCTAACCAATAATGACTTAAACTAAAGTCTTTATCAACTGAATTTATATTTAAAATTTCATCAATTGCAATCAATGCGCATTGCTTTGCCAATATTGATACAAGTATTTCCTGCTCTAAATAACCGCCAATTCTTTGAATAAGGTTATAGTAATGGTTAAACAATTCCTTTGCTTTTTCTTCTGGTGTCATGTTTCTTTATTTTAATTAAATGCAAGTAAATCGCTGCCTTGCGCAAGTCTTGAAAATATGTATCTAAGGGAATCGCACCCGTGATTATCCGCGTCTAAAGGCGTGGAAGATTTCTTATCGTTCCAAATGTAATTCCTTAACTCATGCTTTAGATTATACGACTCAGAAGTTACAATGATTTGATAATCCAACATTTTCTTAATTCCTTCCACGATTGACCCAGCCCCTTTATCAGCCTTTTGAACATTCAAGCCCCGTTGTTGCAATGCCTCAATTAACCGTGGCTCACTTGTGTCCGCAATTACCATAGCGTTGGGGCTAACGTAATGATTCATTTGTTCAATGACTGCCTCGTATGAAAGCGACTGTTTGTAAATAACTTCCTCAACGTATATTTTCTTTGCCCCTTTGTCAACCGCCACTTTCACCAATGCCAAAGGATCGGGGTAGAAGCCGAAGTCAAGCCCGTAACCAAAAGGCAGGCTAACATCGAACTCCCCCTCAATCCAATTGTCAAATATTACCCCTTGTTTCTTATCCAGCCATTTACCTAAGAATCTATGCGCGTATGCCTCAGGTGACTTTGTTTTTATTGCATCAATCTTTGCAATGTAATCCTTGCTTAGGTTATGGTAATTATCAAAGTAAGTTGTATGAATGTGCGTTATATCTGCATGCGTGCTTATCGGGACCATTTGCCCGTCGATTGTTTCCATGCGATGTGACTTTTCAAACCACCTCTTCCAAATCCAATGTTCCACGTCTTGAGGGTTCATTACAAGGATAACAATGTTAGGCGTGTCAGGCATACGAATTGATTCGTCAATGGTATCAAAGTCCTTTTCGCTTACAAACTCCTCAGCCTCGTCAACGATGAAAACATTTAACTTTGGTATCGACTTTAACTTTGCCGTCTGGTTTCCAGAACTTGTTTTAATACCTGAAAAGATGATCTCACTTCCTGTGACCTTGTGGCTTATTTGCGCGTTGGTCATTTGAAACTCATCGCCCACGCCTAATAAGTCAATCTTTTCCCTGAACTCAGGAATCACGGATATGTTAGCACTTGATAAGGTATAACGTGTGAAAAGTACCTTCCAACCCTTGTTGGCAAGGAGCATGTTACAAGCCCAAAGCCCCACGGTGAATGACTTTGCCGAACCACGCCCCCCAGTAATCAGGAAATAACGGGTTTTAGGTTGCCAAAGGGCTTCATACTTTTCACTAACCTTTATTTCCATCCTTTGTAAAAATTATCGTT